GGGCCTATCAATTCTTGAAAAACTCGAGGCTCGTGGAATTGAGTTTCGCTCTGTACGACAAGGACCCGCTCGATCCAAACGTGCAGTTCACGCAGCAGGAGATCGATAGGATCGTGGCTGAATTCAATGCCGAAGAGAGGCAGCTGGTCGGCGATGCCCTGCAGAACAGCAGGAGCCCAACGCGTACGATCATGCGCTATGCCAGGGCGCGCGGCTGGCGTCCACCGCAGCCGCAGCAAGCCGCCCCCCCGACTAGGCAGCCGGCAACGTCCAGATCGGGGGGGCGGTCTCCATTGGCGCAGCCGCAGGCCGGCGCCACGGCTCGCAATGCTATCGCCCAGATCCAGGCGGAGCAGGCCGGCGCCGCGGCGTCGCGCTCCCTGTCAGACGGCGGCGGTACGCCTCCAGGCGAGCCGCTCTCGATCGACCAGCTGCTGCGCATGGATGATGAGGAATTTGGCATTTACGTCGACAGTTTGCCAAAGGCGCGGCTCGACGCCATCATGGGGCGCGACTTCCCGGGACGCGGCTAAATAGGCCGGTAATTTGGCAAATAGGCCGCCAATTTTAGGAGCTTGAAATGAAAGCATTTTTTCTGGCTATCGGCCTATTTCTTTTGGCCTCTCCTGCTGCTGCTCAGTGTGGCTGTTATGGCTGGGGCGTTGGAGGATGGAATAGCTCGACATGGGGCGGTCCTAGCTCATTGCCAGTGACGCCGGACTATGGCGGCTATTACGGCGGTCCTGTGGTGATCGATCCATTCCCTTCGATCTCGGCCTACGGCTATCGCAACGGCTATTACGAGAGCGACGACGAGATCTATGGCTATCGGCCTCCAGTCGAGACCTATGGCTACCGGCCTGCGCTCGGAACCTATGGCATGCGGCCGCCTCCTGTGCGCCGTTTCGGCGGTCACCGCTATCAATGGGTGAGGGTCAGATAGGAGGAACGCATGGCGTGCTTCGGTCTGGGTGTCATTGAACAGCTACTCATTTGGCTGATCATTATTATCGCGATCGTGGCGATCATCCGGCTGCTGATCCCGGTCCTCGACAGCATGACCGGTATTCCGATCATTGGTCGCGTTCTTGAGATCGTGCTATGGGCGGTCGTGGCGATCATGATCCTCTACGTGATCTTCGGGCTGCTTGGCTGCCTCTTGGGTTCTGGCGGCGGCTTGCACTTCCCGGCGAGGTGATGTAAAACTGTCACACGCCTTGGGGATCGGCGCATAAATTTCCCCTCCGTTCGTGGGTTATTACGCCAAACCTACCGAGACGACCGCCTCGTTAAGCGGTTCTTGCCAGCAGACGGCGATAACACTCTGCACCCTCACGTATATCGCGCAAAATGTGCCACGGGCTCGTTATGTGAGCCCTGGCGCGACCGCAGGGGTGCCACATGGCGACCACCAGTTTTCCCGTCAATGACCAGATGGCGGTCAAGCTCTGGAGCAGGGTTCTCGACTACGAGGCACTGAAATATACGGCCATTGCACCGTTGATCGGCGACGACGAGAACTCGATCATCCACATGCAGGACGCGCTGTCGAAAGGGCCGGGTGACGCGATCACCTACGCGATCGTCATGCAGCTCGCGCAGGCTGGTTTTTCCGAGAACCAGCTGGCGGAAGGCAACGGCGAGGCCCTGACCACCTACAGCGATCAGCTCGTGATCAATGAGCTTATGGCTGTCGCTGGCGTCAAGAGCCGGCGCACCATCGACCAGCAGCGTGTCCCATGGGACCTGCGCAACACCGCGAAGAGCCGCTTAGGGGACTGGTACGCCAAACGCTATAGCGTGGCGTTTTTTAACCAAGTGTGCGGCTACTCTGTTCAAAGTGACGTGCGCTATACCGGGCTTAACCCTGTAAATGCCCCATCGGCTAACCGGATCATCCGTCAGTCTAATAGAACGTCCGACGATCTTCTGGTCGCCGGCGACACCTTCACGCTCGACATGATCGACAAGGCCAAGGAGGCCGCGATCACCGCGACCCCGCTGATCCGTCCGATCCGCATCAAGGGCACGGGTCCGCGCGCGAACGGGCGCAGCGACTACAACAATACGCTTGAAGATATGTACGTATCATACCTTCACCCCTATCAAGTCACCGCGGTCCGCCGCAACACCTCGACCGGCCAGTTCATCGATCTGCAGAAAGCCGCAAGCATGGGCCGTGCGGAGACCGGCAATAGGATCTTCAACGGCTCGATCGGCATCTACAATTCCACCATCATGCGCTCCGCTTATGACGTCACCGATGGCGTCTCTGCGGCCGGCGCTGACGTACCGACCGTGCGGCGGGCGATCTTCCTCGGTGGACAAGCCTGCATGATGGGGTTTGGCCGCGACAACGGTCCAAGCAAGCTCACATGGAACGAAGAATTGTTTGATCACAAGCGTCGTCTTGAGATCAGCGCGCTCACGATCCATGGCCTGAAAAAGACCCGGTACAACAACATCGACTACGGCACGATCGTCATGTCGACGTACGCGGCGCCGGCAACGTAAGGAGCACAGCACATGGCCACCAACGTATTAGGCACTGCTGCTCGTCAGGACCCGCGGCAAGTCAGCAACACGCTGAAAAAGACGATCAACTGGAACGACGCCGCATCTGGCGTTGCGATGCCATTCGCGAATTATCTGCCAATGGGCGCCTTCATCACTGGCGTCTGGATCGAGGTGCCCGTCGCCTTCACCGGCACCACGCCTACGATCACGGTCGGCACCAATGCCGGCAGCTGGAACAATATCGTGGCGGCGGGCGATGCGACGTGGACAGGCACTGTCATCCCCGCCATCACACAAGGCAGAGCACTTGGTCGATCCCTTACCGCGGCAGCCGATGTGTTGCCTTATGCGGTATGGACTGCGACTGGCTCGCCCGGTGCAGGACAAGCCATCGTCGTCATCGAGTTCGAGGGCGGATGGCAGTCGTAACCTCCCAGCCTTGGGCCGGGCGGTCTCTCCTCTTCCGCCCAGCCTCTTTTTGCGAGGGTAGAGATCATGAACCGATATCTTAAGTCCGCTCTTGCTGGCGCCGCCTTCGGGCTGGCTGCAATGCTGGTCCCTGCGCTTGCCGTTACTCTTCTCGGTCGCGATACGGCAAACTATCGCAACATCGGGCAAGTCGGTATTGCGGCGACCTCGACTGACAACAACGTCACAGCAACGCCATCCGGCACCATCAATACAGCCTATCAAGTCACCCAAGGCTTCACGTATGTCGGCACAGTCGCGACTATTGGTGATGCGATCAAGCTGCCTTCGACCTTGACATTCTTCTCGCCGACAAACATCGACGCGTCGATGACGGTCTACATCACGAACCATACGGCCAACTCGATGAACGTCTTCCCGTTCTCGGCAAGCGAGGGGATCAGCAACGCCGGCACAGCGCTCGCGAACGGCTCAGCATTGGCAGTGGCGGCACATAACAGCGTGCAGTGCACATCATCGAGCGCGGCGGCTCGTTGGTTCTGCATCATCGGATAGCGCGGTCAGCCGCGGCTACCGCGGAGGAGGCGCTAACCATGCGGACACTTCTTGCCATCCTGCTTCTTTTGGCTCTGTCGAGCGTTTGCGAAGCTCAGACGACCCCGACATGCACGCCACCCTGCACGCAGCAGCAGCTGCTCAATGACGTGCAGACGCAATTCCCGGATCAGAGTGCAGGAGGCATCACGCCGGCTACGCTGCGGCAGTTTCTCAACAACAGCATTTATTCGATGTTGCCGACGTCGCCGCTCATTGCCAATGCTCCCGCCTGCTATTTTGGGACCACCGGCCTCACCAACAACTGCACGGCTGCCATTGCCATCGCACAAGGCGGCACTGGCGCAACGACGCAGCCGGGTGCGGCGGCCAATGTCTTCCCCACGGTCACGCGGGCGGGGGATGTCGTCTATTGGAACGGATCACAGTGGATCACTCTTGCCGGCAATAACGGGGCGACAGGCGTATTGCAGGAAACTGGCGCAGGCGTCCCATCATGGGCGACCAGCCTCTCCGGCATTGCATTGCCGCCGCCTGTCCAAGCTGGGGATGTTGTCTACTGGAATGGGACGCAGTGGGTCACTCTTGCTGGCAACACCACAACGATCGGCGTCTTGCAGGAAAGCGCTACCGGCGTTCCATCGTGGGCGAGCAATGTGACAAGCCTTGCGTTTCCGACCCCGACGCGGGCCGGTGACGTCGCCTACTACAACGGCACACAGTGGGTGACGATCCCCGGCAACAATACCGGGACGAACTACCTTGCCGAAAGCTCAGCTGGCGTCCCGGCCTGGAGCCAGCCCACGGCTGTGACGTCGGTGTCATGCGGCACTGGCCTATCTGGCGGTACGATCACCACGACTGGCACATGTAACGTGTCGTTGACAAACGTAAGTCAGTCGATACCTGCAGATGTTCTGCTCAATAACATCACGAACTACTTTCCGGGTCCAAGCGTAGGACAGGGGACGACGGGCACATGGTACGCGTCGGGGACAGTGACGTTGAATGATACGGCGGCTGCGACCTTTTACTGCAAGCTGTGGGACGGCACGACTGTGATCGACAGTTCCGCCACGCAGATCCTCGGTGCGGCGACGACCAAGATGACGCTGTCTGGCGTTATCGCGGCGCCTGCTGGCAACATTCTGATCTCTTGCAAGGACATCACTACAGCAAATGGGAAGATGCTGTTTAATGCCAGTGGCAATGCCAAGGACAGCACGGTTACCGCGCTGAGAATACAATGAGCGATATCGATCGTGCATTCAGTCCTGGGTTTAGCGCCGGTTTCGAAGGCGGCGGGGCCGCTACTGACCTTCAGACGATGATCTTCCGTATTGCTGCCGAATTGGGGGCGCGCTTCGATCTTGCCGGCACTCCTGGCACAGCGACGAAGTCACGGCCGAATGCCGAGGCGATCCGCAACGCGATCAACACCGCGATCTTCGAGTACCAGAAGCACCGCTTCCGTTTCAACGAGATCAACCCGGAAATGCCGACGACATTCGAGACGGTGCCGCTGCAGTCGACCTATTCGACCGCGGACTGTCCTGCCATCTCGACGATGTTCATGATCGACTATATCAACATCCAGATCGGCAACACGCTGATGAAGCTCTCGCAGAACACGCCAGAGCGCCAGCACCTCAACATTCAACTCTTTACACAGTTCGGGCTGCCGACCAGCTACGCATATGAGGGCAACACCTTGATCCTCTATCCGGTGCCTGTGAGCGCCTATAAATGCTGGATCGGCTGTCACCTTGCGATGCCGCCGCCAGCGTCGGATACCGAAGAGAATAATGTTTGGATGACGCCGCAGAACGCAGAGCGGCTGATCCGCTGCCGGGCCAAGTATGAGATCGCGGTGCATGTGACGCGAAACCCGACAATGGCGCAGGCGATGTCGCCCGACAATGGTGAGACCTACAGGTCCTACATGGAATTGAAGCGTGAGGGTAACAAGATCACATCGACGCTGTCGCGCGTGAGACCGATGAAGTTCTAACGACGTGAGACCGATGAAGTTTTAATGACGTGAGACCGATGAAGTTCTAACGACATGTCAGACACGATACCATTTCCGGACTATGCGCCTGACATCACACCTCTCGGGCAGGCTGACTCGCAGGTGATCTTTAACGTCGTGCCGAAGAGCGACGGCTACGGTCCGATCCTCAGCATGACGCAGTATACGCAGTCGCTGCCAGCTCCCTGCCGCGGCTACTTCTATGGCCGCAAGCCCGACGGCACAGTTACGATCGTCGCCGGCACCGCGACTGATCTCTACATCATGAACCCTATCGATCTGTCGTGGACCCTGGCATCTAAAGGGGGACGCTCTTACGGCGCTGTGCCGACAGACGACAACTGGGTATTCGTCCAGTACAACGATCTCATCATCGCGGTTCAGAAGAACTGTCCGCCGCAGAAGCTTGCGCAGTCGACGTCAAATAGCTTCGTCGATCTCGGTGGTAACCCGCCCTATGCCGGATGGGTCGCGATCATCGGCTTCTTTGTCGTACTCACAGCGATACAGGAGGCGGGCCAGCGCGTGCAATGGAGCGACCTCGATGCGCCGGAGCAGTGGAGCGCAGGCATCGGGCTCAGCGACTTCCAAGACTTTCCGGATGGCGGCTCGTCTCTCGTGGTCAGCGGCGGCGATGCCTATGGCACGATCTTTCAGGAGCAGTCTATCCGCTCTATGACATATGCAGCGGGCTCGGTGGCGATCTTCCAGTTCTACCGGTTCTCAACGCAAGAGGTGTTGTTTGCCAAGTACTCTGTCATCAACGTCAGCAACAGAGTGTTCTATCTGAG